CACGACTTCGCCTGGGCTGACGAGATCGCCGCGTGGCTCTACCCCACCGAGACGTGGGACAACCTCATGCTCGGCCTTCGCCTGGGGAACCCCCAAATCGTCGTGACCTCGACGCCGCGGCCGATCAAGATCGTCCGCGAGCTCGTGGACGACCCGGCCGTCGTCGTCACGAACCCCAGCACCTACGCGAACCTCGCGAACCTCGCGCCGGCCTTCGCCGAAGAGATCCTGCGGAAATACGAGGGCACCCAGAAGGGGCGGCAAGAGCTCCTGGGCGAGCTCGTCGAGGAGGCCGAGGGCGCCCTCTGGCGGCGGGCGTGGCTCGAGCGCGACCGCGTGGACCTGGCCGCCGTTCCGGAGCTCGCAAAGGTCGTGGTCGGCGTGGACCCGGCCACCACCTCGGCCGAGGACTCGAGCGAGACGGGGATCGTGGCCGTGGGCGGGGGCTACCTGCCCGGGGCCCAGGGCCGCCCAGAGCTCCACCTCTACGTGCTCCGGGACCGCTCCGGGCGCTTCTCCCCGGACGGGTGGGCGCGGCGCGCCGTGGAGCTCTACGACGAGCTCGAGGCCGACGAGATCGTGGCCGAGACGAACAACGGCGGCGACCTCGTGGTGGCGACGATCAAGGCCATCCCGCGCCCGGGCCAGCGGCCGGTCAACGTGGTGAAGGTCACGGCCTCGAGGGGCAAGCGGACCCGGGCCGAGCCGATCGCCGCCCTGGCCGAGCAAGGGCGATACCACCACGTGCGGCAACGGCGGGAGGACCGTTTCGACGAGGCCGGCGGGCGCGTGACGGTCGAGGTGCCGAACGAGCTCGTCGAGCTCGAGGACCAGACCTGCAACTGGCAACCGGGCGAGGATTCCCCGGACCGCCTCGACGCTATGGTGTGGGGGGCGAGCCGGATCGCCGAGCGGCCGCCTCGAGAGTCCCCGATGCTCCGGCGTGCACTTGGCGCGAGCGACCGGCCGTCTGAGTGGAGGGCCCGCTAGTGGCGACGCGAACGAAGCAGGCGCAACGCGGTCCGATGGGGCGCGCCCTATCCACCGAAGAGATCGGAGCCACCGGGCTCCGGATCTACTCCGGGCGCGTGGACGAAGAGTTCCTGCGCCAGCTTCGCGGCCGGCGCGGGCTGCAAATCTTCCGCGAGATGCGGGACAACGACGCGGTGGTCGGCGCCGTGCTGTTCGCCGTCGAGATGCTGATCCGCCAGGTCACGTGGACCGTCGAGGCCGCGAGCTCTGCAACCGCAGACCAGGAGGTCGCGGAGTTCGTGCAGGGGTGCCTCGCCGATATGAACGAAAGCTGGCCGGACGTGCTCTCCTCGATCCTCTCGTTTCTACCGTTCGGCTTCTCGATCCACGAAGAGGTCTACAAGGTCCGCAACGGTGACACGCTCAAGCCGGAGGACGAATCGCAGTTCACCGACGGGCGCCTCGGCTGGAAGAAGCTACCGATCCGCGCACAGGAGACGATCGAGCGCTGGGAGCTCGAGCCCCACGGCGGCGTCATCGCCGTCGAGCAGGTGGCGCCGCCGGTCTACGCGCGCGTCATCATCCCGGCCAACCGATTCCTGCACTTCCGCACCACGACGGAGAAAGGCAACCCTCTCGGCCGCTCTGTGCTGCGCGCCGCATGGCGCTCGTGGGCCTTCAAGAAGCGGATCGAGGAAATCGAAGGTATCGGCATCGAGCGCGACCTCGCGGGCCTGCCCGTGGTGCGCGTGCCGCTCGACCTTCTGATGCAAAATGCGAACGCCTCGGACCGCGCGCTCGCCGAAGACCTCGAGAAGCTGGCGCGGAACATTCGACGCGACGAGAAGGAAGGCATCCTCTTCCCGCTGGCCTACGACGAAGCTGGCCGCGAGCTCTACAAGCTCGAGCTGCTGACGACGGGCGGCCGGCGTCAATTCGAGACGACGGAAATCGTGGGACGGTACAACTCCCAGATCGCGATGACCGTGCTCGCCGACTTCGTGCTCCTTGGCCACGAGAAGGTCGGGAGCTTCGCGCTCGCGAGCTCGAAGACGAGCCTCTTCTCCGTGGCGCTGGGCGCGTGGCTCGACTCGATCGCCGAGGTCTTCAACCGCTTCGCGATCCCGCGCCTGCTGCGCCTGAACGCCTTCAACGGGGCGAAGCCACGACTCGTGCACGGCGACGTCGAGAGCGTGGACCTCGTGGAGCTGGGGCAATACATCAACCAGCTTTCGGGGGCCGGGGCGCCGCTCTTCCCCAACCGCGACCTCGAGCAGTGGCTGCTTCGCCAGGCGGGGGCACCGGACGCCGCGGTCGAGGCCGCCGGCGAAGAGCCGATCCCGCCGGCGGGCGAAGAGGACGAAGACCTCGAGAACCCCGAGGGCATGGGCGACCAGGGCGACGACGACGAGGGCGAGGGCGGGCCGCCGCCGGCGGCCGGTGGAGGTGCCGAGGGATGAGGCTCGCTCGGGCCGCCGGGCCCAGGCGCTTCGCGAAGGTCACCCGCCGGGAAGAGCGCGAGGCCAACCGGCGAGCTCGGCGGCGCCTCGCCAACGCCGTGGGCCGCGACTTCGCCCAGGCCACCGACGCCTTCCGGGGGCTCTCCGTGGCACGCCTCGGCGGCGGGCCGCGCGAGATCCGGCCGTTCACCTTCGAGATTCCCATGGCCAACTTCTCGGGCCGGCTGCGCCTGGCGCTGCAGCGGCGACTCGAGGAGGCCGTCGACACCGGCGCGCGCCTGGGCCTGCGCTTCCGTCCGGCGCGCTTCCCCAGGCTACCGGCCGACACGGTGACCGAGCTCGCGGCGGGCTTCGCCGACCGCCAGGCGGCGACCGCCGTGCGCGGCATCACCGCCGAGACGCGGCGCGGCATCCAGCGCGTCATCCTCGACTCGCTCGCCGACCAGCTCTCGCCCACCGAAACTTTCGAGCGGGTGGGCCAGCTCGCGGGCCTGGGCCGGCGCCAGGCTGGGGCGCTCGAGCGCTTCCGGGCCCAGCTCGAGCGCCAGCTCGTGCCCGCCGAGGTGACCGCCCGGGGCCGCGTCGTCCGGACGCCGCAGATCCAGGCGCTCATCGACCGCCGCGTGGCCGCCTACCGGGACCGCCTTCTCCGCGCCCGGGGCCGGCTGATCGGCGAAACCGAGGTCCAGACGGCGATCCAGCGGGGCGAGCGGGCCTACTACGAAGCGGCCGCGGCCGAGGGCGACGTGGAGCTCGGGGAGGTCGAGAAGACCTGGTACACCGTCCAGGACGAGCGCGTGTGCCCGATCTGCGAGCCGTTGCACGGGTCGGCCATCCCCTTCGAGGAGCTCTTCGACACGGACGAGGGGGCGATCGAAGGCCCACCGGCCCACCCGGCGTGCCGATGCTTCTTGCAGTTCACCGGGGGGGGGGCGTCGGCGCTCCTCGAGGACGAGGGCGAAGCGTGAAGAATGGCCGCCGCCGGGTGAACGGCTCCGGCTCCGTCTACCACTGCGCGGACAAGGGCCTGTGGGCTGCGGAAATCACGCTGCGCGATGGGCCCGCGCGGAAGCGCCGGCGCTTCTACGGCCGGACGCCTGGCGAGGCCGAGGCGAAGCTCGAGCTCTTCCTCGAGCGGCTACCGGAACGGCTCCGGCGGCAGGTCCGGCCCGTCATGCCGCCGTTCGCGCCCGGGCCCGAGCCGCTCTTCGTGGACGAGCTCGACCGCCTTGAGCTCCGGCCGGAGCTCCGGGAGCTCCTGCGGGTGCCGGCCCAGGCCGGGCCGCTCGAGGTGGGGAGAGTAGCCGTGCTGCGCTGGCAGGACGCGGAATGGCTCGAGAAGCTGGCCCTGACGCTCGAGGCCGCGGCGCACACGGGCGAGGTGCGTTGGGCGCCGGCCTTCGCGCGGCGCGTGGCCGAGGAGGTCCGGGCCGTCATCGTCCGCAACCGGGGCAACGGGGTGACCTGGCCGGTGGGGTGAGCTCTGGCGGGGGCGACGGGTGCGGGGATAGGATTGACCCGTGCCCTACGCCTCGAACGATGCCCTCCCCGAAAGCGTGCGCCGCGTGCTGCCGGCCGCCGCGCAGACCGTCTTCCGGAACGTCTTCAACTCCGTCCTGTCGGGAACCGAGAGCGAGGAGCGTGCCTTCCGCGGCGCGTGGTCCACGCTGCGGCGCCAGGGCTGGGAGCCGGACGACGAGGGAATGTGGCGCAAGGTCGAGAAGGTGGCGCCGCGTGCCTTCGAGTCTCGCTTCGTGGTGTCGAAGCTCTCGCCCGCTGAGGGTCGCGTGTTCGGCTGGGCCTACGTCTGCGAGCGTGGCGGCGAGGCGGTGACCGATCACTCCGGCGAGCGCATCCTGGCCGCCGAGCTCGAGCCCGCGGTCACGCGCGAGAGCGGCGTCGGTGGTGATATGCACAAGGGCGAGGCCGTCGGCGTGGGCGAGCTCATCGAGACCGTCTTCGTGAACGGCGAGAAGTGGGCCGCGATGGGCGTGCCGGGAGAGATCGCGAAGACGCTGCCCGTGGGCTGGTGGGTCGGATTCCAGTACGATCCGAACGGTGAGCCATTCGCGAACGTGAAGAGCGGCGACCGGCTCATGTTCTCCATCGGTGGGGGCTACGAAGAGCTCGAGGAGGTCGCCGCGTGAGCGTGAAGGTTCTACGCCGTCCGCGCATCTCCGAAGTGAGCCTCGTGGACTCCGGCGACAACCCGCCCGCCGTGATCAAGCTCGTGAAGCGCCGAGGCGACACGCCGACGAAGGCGCTCACGAAGCGGGGGATCGGCCGAGCGATCGCCGCCGTCCGCGAGCTCCCGGACGCCGAGCGCGCCGCGGCCAAGCGCAAGCTGCTGGCGGCATGGCTCGCCGCGAACCAGGACGAGCCGAAGGTCGCGAAGGCGGTGCGCGCCGAGCTCGTGGGCCGAGAGCCCGCCGAGCTCGACGGCCCGAGCCTCGAGGCCGCGTGGGCCGCCCTTGAGCCGGTCGGCGCCGCGCACCTCGAGGCCGAGAGCCGCGTCGCGAAGTGGCTCCGTCCGCTGCTCGCGCGCCTCGGCTTCGCGAAGCAGGACGAGGACGACGAGCCGCGCGACTACGAAGAGGTGCGCGAGGACTGGTCGGCGGGCGCCGCGATGGGCGTTCTCGGGGATCGCCTCGACGCGCTCCGGGCGTCCGTCTGCGAGATTCTGATGAGCGAGGCCGAGGACAAGGAGGCCCGGATTCAGGCCAGCCTCGACCAGTTTTCCACCGCGATGGCCGCCGAGGTGGGGGAAATCCTTGCCGGCAGGGTCGCAAAGGGCCTAGGATCGAAGCCGTTGACCGATCCCGGCCCCCAGGAGGGAACGATGCCCAAGCAGCTCGACCTCTCGAAGCTATCCGAGCCGATCCGCGCCCGCTTCGCGAAGGTGAAGCTGGACGCGCTCCCGGCCGAGGCCCAGGAAGCGCTGGGCGAGCTCGTCGAGGCGCACGCCAAGCTCACCGCCGACAACGCCGCCCTGCTCGAGAAGGCCGCGAAGCCGGTCGATCCGGACGACCTCGACCCGATCATGAAGGGCCTCGCGCCCGAGGCGCGCGCCGCCGTGAAGGCGGACCGCGAGCGCCAGGCGGCCGACCTCCGGAAGCGCGACGAGCGGATCGCCGCCCTCGAGACGGACGCGCGCCGCACCCGGCTGACGAAGCGCGCCGAGCCCTACAAGCTCTTCGGGAAGAAGGCCGAGCTCGTGGCGGTCTTCGAGAAGGCCGAGACGGCCGGCATCCTGGACGACCTCGACGCCGTGCTCCGTGTGGCGCACGAGGCCGCCGAGAAGGGCAAGGTGCTGGAGGAGCTCGGGAGCGCCGCGGCGACCTTCACCGGCTCGGCGCACGGCGAGATCGCCGCCATCGCGAAGAAGCTGCGCGAGGCCGAGCCGAAGCTCACCGACGCCCAGGCGTTCGCGAAGGCGATGCGCGAGAACCCGGCGATCGCCAAGCGGCACCGCCAGGAACAGCACGCCGCCGCCGGCAAGACCGTCAACTAGCGCCCGAGCGCGGAGGTCCAGGACCCGATGGCGAAGGAAATCCTCGGCAACGTCTACAGCTTCCCGGCTGCCGCCGACCACACCGCGAACCAGTTCAAGTTCGTGGTCATCGACTCCAACGCGCGCGCGGCGCTCGCCGGCGACGGCGTGGCCGTCGATGGCGTCCTGATCGACAAGCCGAACGCCATCGGTCTGCATGGCGCGGTCCAGGTGGACGGCATCGTGAAGGTGAAGGCTGGCGGCGCGCTGGCGACGATCGGCGCGAACATCTCGTCCGACGCGACGGGCCGCGCCGCGGTGAGCGCCAGCGGCGAATACATCGTCGGCCGGCTGCTGAGCACGGCGGGCGCCGCC